GATAAATATCCCTTTCGTCAGGTTCGTTTGGCCCCAGGGGTCTTTTTATTTTCGCAATGGTTTTAATGCTCAAGTTCCCCAGTCGGCAGTTTGCGAAGTGGACATGAAAGCTCAGCGAATAATCTATTTGTCGGTGTCAGACCAAACGATCATCAACGATAGATAGTTGATGTGACGACGTAAGCAGCCCGCACGATGCGGGTTTTTTTTCGCCTGCAAGCCTTCCGGCAAGCGGGCTTTTTTTTGGATGCTCGACGTGGACATTGCCAGCCTTGGTATCAAGATCGACAGCACGGAAGCCAAAACGGCAACGGGCAATCTCGATTCGATGGCAAAGGCCGGCGAGCGGGCTGAGGATTCGCTCGCCGGGGTACAGAAGGCCGGAGCCGGTGCGGCCCAAGGTATCGCCAAAGCCGACAAGGCAGCGGTAGATGCTTCGAAGTCGATCGCTAAAACCGGCGACGCCGGCAAGGGCCTGGACGCAGCGAAGAAGTCCGCCGACCAATTGGCGAAGGCGCTTGAGGACGTCAAATCCACTGCTAGTAAATCAGGAAGTCTTGCCGATACCCTGAAACTGCCGGCCGTGCGCGCGAGCGTTTCGCAAACCGCAACAAGTCTTGGAACCGTCAGTAGCGCTGCAGCCGCAGCTGCTTCGTCAACCGCAAAAATCCTAGTTCCTTCGTCTGCTGCGGACGGGTTCAGAGGTTTAGGCCAGGCAGCAGCGAGCGCTGAGCGGAGCGCTTCAGGTTTGGCAGACTCAAGCTCCCGTGTCGCGGCAGTGTTGAGCGGCGCGGGGCTTGTCTATGCCGTCTCGCAGTTCATTCGATATGCGGATGTCGCAACGATGGTTAGCAGCCAGCTTCGGCTGGTGACAACCAGCAGCGAGAACCTTGTGTCCGTGCAAGGGAAGCTATTCGACATTTCACAAACTGCGCGAGTTGGATTCGCACAGTTGGCTGGCACCTACGCCCAGATCGCCCGTGCAACTGATGGTTTGGGCATCAGCCAGGAAAGGCTGCTAAATGTCGTCGGGACAATCTCGAAAGCGATCACGATCAGCGGCGGCGCGGCGTCATCGTCTCAAGCCGCGCTTGTCCAACTTTCTCAAGGCTTGGCATCGGGGACGTTGCGCGGCGAGGAACTTAATTCCATTTTGGAACAAACGCCCCGTCTGGCCCAAGGCATCGCCCAGGGTCTGGGCGTAAGTGTCGGCCGACTACGCGAAATGGGGGCTGCTGGCGAGTTGACCTCCGAACGGATCGTTGGCGCGCTTGAGAAAGCTGCAGGCCGGATCGACAAGGAATTTGGCGGGGTGGCGCTCACCGTCAGTCAGTCGTTTACGCAACTACAGAACAGTGCCGTGTCGGCAATCGGAGAGATCGATAAAGCGTCTGGCGTCAGCAATGCGCTGGCGCACGCTGTCTCTGCCGTGGCGTCCTCGGTAAGTGGCGTCGGCTCAGCGTTAAAGGAGAGCCCGCTTGCTGCTGATTTGCTGAGCGGCGCCGCCGGTGCCGTGGCAGGCGCCGCAGCGGTGGGTGGCGTGGCATTAGCGCTCGGTGCAATTCGTACAGCGTTGCTTGGCATCGCCACAGTCGCGGCGGCGAACCCTGTCATTCTGGCGCTACTTGGTATCGGAGCAGCTGCCGGGTATCTCGGCTCCAAATATGGCACCGGTGACGATATCGGCATGTCGGAAAGCCTGGAGGCGATGCAAAAGCGGCGGGATTTTATCCAGAAAAACATCGCTCGCGGCCGACTCGACGCAGAGCAGTTGGCCAACAATCAAGCCATGCTGGCGCTCATTGATCGCCGACTTTCGGGCGCCAACGGAGCAAGTGCTGCGGCTGAAGGATTTTCGGAACTTGAGCGTTCAATTGTGGGTGCCGAGGAAGCTGCGTCGAAAGCAGCGGCCAGTGCAAAGAGCGGCGCTCGCAGCAAGTGGCTTAAGGAATACGCTACAGACGCTGAGAAACTGAGCGCTGAAATCAAAAAGGCGAGCGAGGATTTCGGCGGCAACCTCCCTGCTGATATTGAGCAGAGAATTCGCGCTAAGTTTGCGAAGAAGCCGTCAGGCACCGGGCTGAATATCGACCGCGCCGCGATGGGCTTCGACATCGAAGAGATTCGAAACCAGCTTCAGACGATGACCACGGCATTTGCCAATGCAGAAAGCATCTTAGAAGCCACGCGGTCGGCCGGCCTGATCGACGAGCGGGACTATTACGCGGCGAAGCGCGGTTTTCTGGAGGCCAACTCAGCGCTGCAGGTCCAGGCGCTGCGGGACGAGAATGCTCGGATCGCCGAAGAAAACAAGGCCTTGCAGAAGGCAGGGTTGGCGGACCCGACGCGCGCGGCCGAGGCTATCAACAACCGCAAGAAAATCGCCGACAACAATGCCCGGATCGGCATGATCGAATCGACGACCCTGGCCAAGACCACGGTGCTGACGATTCAGCAGCAAGCGGCGCTAGACCGAGTTACGGCCTCGTACCTATCTGCCCGCCAGGCGGCGCAGCAGTACATTGACACCCTCAATCGCCAGCAAGACCGTGCGTTGGAGGGCGTTGGCCAGGGGCAAAAGCGCCGGGACTATAACGACGGCGTTAACCAGATCGAGGACCGCTATGCGTCTCAACGCCTCGAACTGGAAAACAACAAGGCTCTGCTTGAAGCCCAAAATTCCTTCGGCGCCGAAGCGCGTGCGCAATACCAGAACCGACTGGCGCTGATCGACGAGTTCCAGGCGGCGTCCCTTGCATCGTACGAGAAGTACTACGCCTCGCTGCAAAGCAAGAACGAGGATTGGACCACTGGTGCGTCGGAGGCAACGTACAACTACCTCGACGACGCCAGGAACGTTGCCAAGCAGACAGACGCGCTGTTTACGGACGCCTTCTACGGTATCGAAGACGCCTTGGTGTCGTTCGCCAAGACCGGGAAGCTCAACTTCAAGAGCCTGGCGGATTCGATCATCTCGGACATCATCCGCATGCAAGCCAAAGCAGCGCTTTCCAGCATCCTTGGTAGTAGCGGTTTGGGGTCGATCGTTTCGAATCTGTTTGGCGGCGCCGGTGCAGGAATCGGCTCTGCGACTGCTGCTGACGTCGGGGCGGCCGGCGATGGCCTGATGTTCTTGGCCGACGGCGGCTACACCGGTGACGGTGGGAAGTATGAGCCGGCAGGCCTCGTCCACCGCGGTGAGTACGTGTTGAACGCTCCGGCGACGAAAGCCCTTGGTAAGGGCTTGCTCGATCGATTGAACGGCTTCGCCAACGGCGGCTTTGTGGGCAATCCCACGCCTGCCATTCTCTCAGCGGTCCCGTCCCAAATCGCAGCAATGAGAAATACCGGGCAGTCGGCGGCGGCTCCGGTGCAGGTGGAAATTGTAAACAACGGGCAGCCGGCGCGGGCAAAGGCTACGACATCGATGCAGCCAGACGGTACGCAGTTGGTGCGAATCGTCTTGGATGCCATTGGCGAATCGATCGCAGATGGCGTGGGGCCCGTCCCGCGAGCGCTTGAAGGTCGGTACGGTCTAGAACGAAGTATGGGGTATTGATATGGCGACTTTTCCGAAGGACGTCGGCTTTCTTATCGCTGGCGCTGGGGAGAACGAGGGGCCGATTGTCGAAAGGTCCGACATGGAAAGAGGCGTGGCAAAGGTCCGCCGTGTCGCGACCGATCCGGTGGTGACGCTGAGCGGCACGCTTTTGTTCCGCTCCTCGGAAACCCTGTCCAGTTTCAAAAGCTGGTTTTACAGCGCGACCGGGGCGAACGCCGGTGCTGGGTGGTTCGACTGGAAGCACCCGCGCACAGGCGATCTGCTTCAGGCGCGGTTCGTCGTAGGCTCGCTCGGGCCAATAACGCCGGTTGCCGGTCGCTTCGTTGTGGCGACCAGGGCGGCGGCTATCGAATATGTGGAGCGCTTGTGACCCTTTCACCCTCAATGCGCTCGCAGCTACGGCGTGTCAACGACCCTGACGGCGTGCTGCTGCTGGTGCGGATCGACAGTCCCGACCTAAGCGCCCCGGTGCGGGTGGCCGCCGACACGCGCGACTGGCAGATCAACGGCCAGAACTTCGTCGCCCTGCCTATCGACATCACTTTGCCGCAGGACGTGCCGAAAGAAAGCGCCCGCGCGCAGATCGAGATGGACAACACCGGCCGCGGAATGATGGCCGAGTTGGAAGGCATGCCCATGGGGGCGACGCTGGACGTCACGTTGCAAATCGTCAGCCGCGCAGCTCCAGAGGTTATTGAATGGGAGTTCACCGCGGCCGCTACAAAGGCGCGCACGACGACACCTCGTGTGGTCCTGGCGCTCGGCGATGACTGGATGTTCGGCCAGTCGGCGGTGCTGCTGCGGGCTGATCCGACAACGATGCCCGGCATCTTTGCGGGCTGACCATGGCTCCAACGATTATGGACGCCGAGCGCTACGTGGGTATGCCCTACGTCTCCGGCACGTTCGACTGCGGATCGCTTGTGGTGCTCGTGCAGCGCGAGGTCTTCGGTCGAAATGTCGAGGCGGTACCGGCCGAAGCGCGCCCGCAGGGGCTGCGCGGCCAGGCCCGGGACATTCGCACGACGCTTTCACACAATGTCGCGCCAGTCAGCGAGCCGGGCACTGGAGCAATCGCGCTTTTTTGGGAGACGACGGCGCACGGCCGGCCGCCGCTGAACCGCCGTTGGCACGTCGGCG